GGAGGTTTCGGCCTCCCTAACAAAAGGTTTTTTATGAAAAGATTAATTGAAAAAAATCCATACAGCCAAAAAGAAATATGGATGCATGACAATCCAGAAGGTGGTTATACCATTGAGGAAAAGCAACATATTCATGAGGTTCTGGATATAAATAAATCAAAAAGAAATGAATATAGAAAAGGCAGTTTAATCGGCAATACGCAAAATCACTGGCAACAGGTGGCTGAAATACCTTCTATGGTTTACATGGATCTAATGAAAAGGTTTGGTGATCCACATAATAATCCAGAGGCACAGAAAAAGTGGAAGGCATGGTTAAACGACATTGATAACAGATATTTCAGAACTAGCGGTGGTAACGTATGAGTATATCAACCTATACAGAACTAAAGACAGCAATTGCAAATTTCTTGGCAAGGACTGATCTAACAGATCAGATACCAAACTTTATACAATTGGCCGAGGCAAGATTGTCTAGAGAGTTGGAGACAAGGGATCAGGAAAAAAGAGCAAATGCTACTTTGACTGTAGGGGATGAGTTTATAGCTTTACCAACAGATTTAAGGGAAGTAAGAGAGGTTAAACTCAACACTTCACCAAATACAGTTTTGGACTACAAAAGTCCTATACAGCTAGACAAAGACTTTCCATCTGGCGGTAATGGCAAGCCTTTATCATATTCAATTGTTGGTGCTGAAATGAAACTCAGGCCAGTGCCAGACAGTGCATATACAGCAGAAATTATTTACATTGGTGGACTGACTGCATTGTCAGACAGTAATGCAACCAATCAACTATTAACAAGGCATCCAGATGCATACTTATCTGGCAGTCTAGTTGAGGCCTATACATACTTAATGGATGAGGCCAGAGCCTCTACCTATGATGCTAAATTCACAAGGTCAATAGAGGAAATAAGGAAAGACGAACAACGAAGTCATTATGGTACAGGATCACTTCACATAAGTTCAGTCTATGCAAGGCAATCATCATCAGCAAGTTAGGAGTTAAATTATGTCAGCAATGAGTGATTATCTAGAGTTAAAATTTCTAGATCATTTTACAGGAACAGCCTCTACATCTGCACCATCCGCAGTTTATTTAGGATTGGCTACAGGAAGTATAGGTGACGATGCCAGTGGTTCAGAATTAACAGGGAACAATTACAGCAGGAAAGCAATTACATTTGCATCTGCATCAAGTGGTTCTATAGCAAGTAACAGTGCAGTAGAGTTTGATCCTGCAACTGGTTCATGGGGTGACGTATCCCACTGGGGCATATTTGATGCATCATCCAGTGGTAATCTATTATTTCATGGATCGTTTACAGCATCCAAAACAATTGCATCAGGTGATATTTTAAAAGTAGCAAGTGGTTCTTTAACTATCACTGCAAACTAGTGAGATTTAAATGCCATTAGGAACACCGCATTTAGATCAAATTACATCTAATCTTGATGAAATATCAGGTAGTTTAGATATTGATGCAGACTTACAGAAAGTTGAGTTTAATAACCCAACATTAGAACAACTTGATAGTTGGGGTACAATTGACTTTATTGCTACATTTGGCAACATTGATAGTCTTTCAACTTTACAGGTAAGGCAGGGTACAGCCTCGGCATCAACTGTAGCAACAGCTAGTGCAGAAATACAATTTGCTATTGAGGTAGATGCAACAGTTTCAACAAGTGCCACAGCTACTGCAACTGGCACAAGAATTAGAACTAATACAGCTACAGGAACAGCAAGTTCAACTGTATCAGCAACACCAACCAGAATAAGAACATTTGGTTTTAATGTTGCAACAATAGGTACAGTCACTGCTACAGCTACATTTGAAGTAACAGTGGATGCAAATGGTTCTGTTACTGCAACAGCAACAGCAAGTGCAATCAGGGTACAGCAGGTTACTGCAAGTGCCTCTGTTAGTGCGACAGTCAGTGCAATAGCAAACGTAGTTGTATTGGCAACCGCAACTGCATCAACCGAGGCAAGTGTTGTAGCAAATGCAAACTTTACAACTAATGTAACAGCTACAGCAAGTGCAGAAGTTACAGGAACAGTAGATGCAAAGGTATTAGGTGAAGATTGGACAATCATTGCTCAGGGATCAGAAACTTGGTCTGAGGTAGCGGATGGTACAGAAATTTGGACAGTTCAATCAACTGGTCAGGAGAGTTTTAGAGTACAATGATAAAGTTTGGAGAATGGCTCCCAGATCAGCCAGATTTAGAAAATAAAGGTGTAACTGTTGCCGAGAATGTAATACCTGCATTTGAGGGTTACAGGTCACTGAACAGTTTAGGTAATGTAAGCAATCAGGCTACAAATGAATTAAAAAATATATTTTCTGCAAAAGATAATTCTGGAAATGTTAAATTATTTGCAGGTGATGCAGGCAAACTCTATGAGTTCAATGCAGGTACATCTAATCTTGATGATATAAGTAAAGGTGGCGGATATTCACTTATTGATAGTGAAAGATGGAGATTTGTACAGTTTGGTACAAGTATTATTGTAGCAGGTGGTATTGCAGAAACCTTACAGGAATTTACACTTGGAACAGATAGTGCGTTTGGTGATTTAGGTGGCACACCGCCAAAAGCTGATTTTATTGCAGTGGTGAGGGATCAGGTTTGGACTGCTAATATTGATGAGGGATCTGGCAGGGTTCCATTTAGAGTTAGGTGGTCTGGTATAAACAATGCAACACAATGGACTGTTGGAACTGATCAGGCAGACTTTCAAGACATACCTGATGCAGGTGCAATCACTGGTTTAGTTGGTGGTGAGTACGCAACAATACTCATGGAAAAGGCCATAGTAAGGGCATCATATGTAGGAACACCTTTGATTTACCAGATTGATAAGGTTGAGACAGCCAGAGGATGTACGTTTTCTGGTTCGGTAGCAAATATAGGAAATACCATATTTTTTCTAAACGAAGATGGATTTTATGCATTTGATGGGCAACAAGCAATTCCAATAGGTGCAGAAAAGGTAAACAAGTTTTTCTTTGAGGATTTTAACACAGCATTTCCAGATAAAATGACAAGTGCTGTAGACCCAACAAACCAGATAGTTGTCTGGTCTTATGTGTCAAATGGAAATACTTCTGGATCAACTCCAGATAAATTATTGATTTACAATTATGCAATTAAAAGATGGTCAATAGCAAGTGTCAGTGTTGACTTGATAGCACCATTTTTTACAGCAGGATATACGTTAGAGGCCTTGGATAATCTGGCAAGCAATCTTGATTCATTGCCTGCACCATTAGATTCAAACCTCTATAAAGGTGGGGCATTCTTGTTTGGTGGCTCAGTAGATAAAAAGATTACATCTTTTACAGGACAACCCCTGAGTGCAACAATTGAAACATCAGAATTTGCCCTCAACAAAGGCAGGCATTCACTAGTTACCAGATCAGTGCCATACTTTAGAAATGGTTCAGTTACTGTTCAAGTTGGTGCAAGAGACAGGCAGGATGATGCTGTTACATTTTCGACAGCCAATTCATTGACTGATGAAGGGTTTGTGCAACATAGATCACAGGGCAGGTTTCACAGGATCAGGATGAACATATCTGGTTTCTGGGATTTTGCACAAGGGTTTGATATTGAAGGTCAGCCACTGGGTAGACGATGACAAGGGTTAGTAATTACAGAAGGCTTTCATCATTAGGTGACAATCCAAGAAATGTTGCAAATGTTGTAAACAATATTCTGGATGGTAAAGTCAATTCTACTGGTTCAATTACACTGGCAAACAGTGCAACGACAACAACATTAAGCGATGATCGTATTGGCGGTGACAGTGTCATATTATTTATGCCAACAACAAGCGATGCATCAACTGTAACAATTCATGTGACAGGCAGACAAAAAGGGCAGGCAACATTAAATCATGCTAGTGCAACTACCACAAGATCCTTTGACTACGTCATTTTTGGATGAGTTTACAAGATGCACAAAATGGATAAATGATGCATTAAAGTACGCACATAACAGTCATTCCGCAGAAGATGTTTTTGCAATGTGTCAGGCAGGGGATGCCCAGTTCTGGCCATATCATGACAGTGCAATAGTTACAGAAATAGTGAGTTACCCTAAACGCAGGGT